AAGAAAAGATAAAAAATATGATGCTCTTATACAAAACAAAAAAAACAAAAAAAAAATAATAAGGATCCCATTTGGAAATATACATTATGAGATGTATAGAGATTTAACAGGATTAAATTTATATCCCCATTTAATTCATAATGATAAAATAAGAAGAAAAAGATACAGAGCTAGAGCGAAAAGTTTAGTTAAAGATGATTATTATAGTCCTTCTTGGTTTTCTTATTATATTACTTGGTAGGGATTTTTATTAAATCTCTCACAGGAATATAATAATAATCATTATATTCAAATTTACCTCTATCACATCTACCTCCTTTACATATATTATATTTTTTAAAATTTTCATCTACTTTTATATAATATAATCCATCTAAAAAATAAAATAAACAATACATATTTTTATTATTATTTATTATGTGTTTAATATAATAGTCTATTTTACTTTTACTTATTATTGTTGTATCATATTTATTTTTATTATTATTTCTGCTTTTTAATTCAAAATAATTATTATTATCATAAAAATCATATCTACAACAATGAGATAGTGGTTTTTTTAAATTCAATTTAAAATAATTTTCTATAATAGGTAAAATTTTAATTTCATTAGAAAATCCAAATTTTAAATCTAATTTTTTTTTATTCATATAATATATATGAATAAAAAAAAATTATTGTTATTAATTATTTTTTTTATAAGGATCAATTCCTAATGATAAAAATAAATCAACAATATTTAATTTTATTTTATTATTATTTTCATATTTTTCATCTATCTCACTTTTAAATAAATTTATCATTTCATTTAATTCATCTTTATAATTGATCAATATAAATTCTCGTAATTCTTCTTTATTTAATTTATTTTTTATTTTAATTTCATTAATCATATCACACATTAAACCAATTTCATTAACTATAACTGACATAATATAATATTGTTAAATATTATTTTTTATATTATTTTTTATATTATTTTTTATATTATTATTATTTATTTTATTTTATTTTATTAGCGTTTTAATCTCCTTAATCTTCCTCCTCCTGATAATCTTCCTCCTCCTGATAATCGTCCTCCTGTGGCATCTTTTACAGTATCCGCAACAGAACCGATCGTTGAGGCGATAGGCGCTAACTCTGGGGCGATTGTCCCTAAAACAGGTGAAACGAATTTCGCGACCTGACCGATTCCAGATGCGACTTTGTTGATGAAATTTTTAAAACCACTGAAGAATCCACCTCCCTGTAATTCGTTGTAACTATGATAGTCTAATTGTGTAGCGCTTTCGTGTGCGGATAAAACCATTTCTCGTGTTAAATTACCTAGACTAGTTCTAAACCCGTTTTCAAAAATTTGAGCCACACCCTCATATAAAAATACTATAAACAACTCAGTATCAATATTTGATGATGCTCCATTTTGTAAATCAACCTCTAATTTGAATGTATATTGTCCTTGCACTCCTGGCGATTCATCTTCTTTCAACTCAAGGTCATTACCAAAACTCAAAACTATCGGTGATCCTCTGTATTTGACGAATCCTGGATAAGATAAGCAACAGCCATTTCTTTTACTCATAAGATATAAATCTTGTTGAGTCGCATTATTCAAAACTCCATTATCATTATTCCATAAGATTGAAATTCGTTTTATAATAGAAAATGAATCAGAGCTTTTAAAATCTTGTGTATTTCTACTCTGTTTTCCAAAAATCATCACCTGCCTTGGTATTTGACTTAATCTATAAGCATCAGAATTATAATTATATAAAGTGCCCCCCGCAGAAATAACGCCTAGTTGTTTAATAAAGATCTCTGGTTTATGATACGGTAGGCTTAAAATACTGGGCAGTTGCATTAGCATAGGTGGCGTAATATATAGTAATAGCATCTCTGGTTGCTTATAAAAGGTAACACCAACTGTAGTAATATTTGGTGCGTTATTTCCGGCATCGTGAGAAAATACTCTACTTAATGAATTTTTGAATCTAATATTGAAATTCATTTGATTTACATTTAAAAATCCTTCACTATCTCGTCCTACAGAATTGAATGGACTCATCCAGAGAGGTTCTACGATCTCGAATCGTGCGACTGTTGATGAAATCTGTTGAACAACAAAGCCTCCTCGTGTGGGTATACTGCTGTTTTCGCCGTAGCTTTTCAAAGGACACTTTCCACTCCCATATACCGCCCAATCGCTGTATTGTTGATAAGTATCTCCCATACTTGGAAATGTAGATAATTTATCGTTATGATCATCCATTTTAACACCATAGCATAATTGAGCGTGTAATAAATCCGCAGTTGTGTGTGAGATTGCAGTTCCGTTGATTTGGACTGTCAAAATGTCGATTACTGATGAAATAGGTGCCTGACGTAAAGCGTCAAATGTGCCAATAGTCATAGCTTGATCTGTTGTAACTTCGATGAACCATCTAATTTTAATATTTCTATCAATAATTGTTCGTGTAGATGGTGGGGTGATGTTAAAATTGACTTGCGATGTTGAATAGCTGTCAGCAGGTTCAATTTGATACGTATATCTTCCACCACCCTTTTGAATCATATTGATTTGTTGGTCGTATTCGTGTAAATTTAAACGGGGGTCTAAAACTTTTAATGCCATAATTTATTATATTATATAATAATAAAATAATTTTATTATTATATAATATAATAAATACTATATAATAAATATTATTATAAACTATTTATTATAGTCATTGCGCTTACAAAATAATCTGGATTTGAATTTCCAAAAAAATTTTTATATTCTATTATTGGTATTTTTATAAATTTACTTCTAACAATACAATGACGCCCACACGTATTTATATTTTTTTTTTCTTTTTGAAATTTATGTATATTTGAATAGACCTTAAAATTAGAATTATTAAATAAATCTGTTAAATGTGGTGCTCCTTTATCATTTAAATTATAATTTGAATATTTTAATTCTTGATCTAATTTAAATCCGTATGGGTCAAAAAATTCAATTGTATTATTATTAATTCTATTCAAAACACACCAATGACCATAATTTTCTTTTGTTTCATATAATAAAAATAATGTATTATATTTATTAAATATTTCATCTATTGAATTATAATTTTTTAAATTATGATAGGCAATAATTAAGCAATCAGGAATAAATTTTTTTATATCTTCTCCTGTTAATTCATATTTTTCAGCATTATAAATAATATTGTGTAAATTCATATATAATTTAATTATATTATATTTCTGTTAATGTAGAAACCCCTTTTTCCCATATAATATATTGTGGATATGTTCTATAAAGAGTTATCCATCTAGAATTAATATTTATTATTTTTTCTATCTGTTTTTTATCTAATCCAGCATATACCTTAAGATATTGTTTAATATGATAATTACCCCCACTTTTTGGAAAGAAGGTTATACTAGTGCATTCATTTAATATTTGTCTTGTTTCTTTATAATTTGATATAATATGACTAGTTGTTGCACATCTCGCTTTGTAGTGTCTTCCTATTTGAATCATTTCTGCCTTTATTGAATTTACAACATCTTTTAATTTTTTATCTCTTATTGTGTCAGTATCATCATATATAGTTAATGAATTTTCAAAATCTTCTATTTTTAAAGGGTCTTCAATTAAACTATCATCAATATTAATTCTTTCATCAATATATTTATCAATTGCATTATCTTTTTCTACTGATGAAAAACAATATACAGAATTTTTTTTAAACATTTTTTTATAAAATTTTAAATATTTTCCTAAATAAGTTGATTTTCCAGCTCCAGACGGCGCACTGATATATAATTTTTCAACTATATTTTTTCTTGGTAATGGTTGAATATTTTTTTTAAATTCCATTTTATTAAAATCACCATCATTATCAGAACATAAATATATAAATTTTTCTTTATCAACCATTATAATTTTTTCAGAATTATTCTTTTTCTTATATGAGAACATTTTAATATATAGTTATATTTAAAATATTATTGTTAATGAGTTATTGTTATTATTATATTTAAAATTTTTATATTTTCTTTTTATAAATGATTCTTGATTTTTATAGTATTGTCTTTTTAATTTACAAATATCACTACATAATAATTGATTATGGTGTTGTTTTTGAAAATTATTTTTACATAAAATACATTTAATTTCTTTTAACATTATATATATAATTTATATAATATTATATATTTATATTATATATATATATATGACTACGCCAATTTCAAAATCTAATAATGATATTTTTAAAGAAGCAATTAAAAATAAAATATCTGGTGGTAAAATACCAATATCTCATACTGATGATTTTTATAAATATGCTATTAATAATGAAGAAATAAAAAAAAATTATAATTCTGATTTTAGATTACGTGGTGGTGAGATTCCATATTCTCATAATTATTCACCTATAAGACAAAATATAAATTTATTTAAACAACAAGCGAATGATAATTTTCCTGATAGAAATAAAATTTTAGAAATAAATAAACAAATATTATATAATAAAAAAAATTAAATATATAATATTATAATAATATGAGTAATTTTTTTTATAATATTAAATTAAATAAACAAGATTTACAAAATACAACAGATGGACGAATTGAATTCAATAAATCATATTTGAATCCTATTCTTGAAAATCCATCAGAGTGGGAATTAGCCATAGAACGTTTTACAGTTCCAATGAGTAATATACCAATCTTTTTTTTTGAAAATAATAAATACATTGTTTCCATCAGAATCGTCGCTAGTAATAATATAGAATACAAAAAAAGTGAATATATAACAATCGTTCCAAGTATCCCTGAAAATTTAGATTTCAATGACAAAATTGTTATATGGAATATTAAAGATTTTTTAGATGGCATCAATATATCAATTAAAAATTGTATTTTATATATAATGAATCAGCCAAATTTTCCTTTAGTTGATAAATTAAATTTATATACACAACTTCAATATGATAGTATAAATAAAAGAAATAGATTATTATATCAGTCAGAATTTCATACAAAAAATTGGGAATTGTATTTCAATGATCCATTATTCTCTTATTTTCAAGGATTTCAAAACGAAATATATACAGACCCTATATATCGATATAAAATAAAAACATCCAGCATACCTGATAACACGTATAATATAGGTGCTAATAATTATTTATCTGTATATGAAGAATGGAATAATATACCGTTATGGTCCGCATTACAGAGTATTTTATTTGAAACAAGTATGCCTGTGGAAACAGAAATTGTGGGTACTGAAAATAACGTATATAGATATATAATAAGTGATTTTATACCAATACAAGATGATTTAGACAGGTCAAGTATTCAATACTATAACACGGGCAATCTCAGATGGTATCCACTTTCAAGTAAAACGCCACTTTATAACATAAATTTATTTGTAAAATGGGAAGATAGAAATAATGTTGTGAGAGCTATATATATTCCTGATCTAGGTAATTTTGAAATTAAAATACACTTTAGAAAAAAATAGATTAATAACATTTACAACAACATTTTTTATTTATTTTATTTAATAACTTTTTATTATGAGACAAAAATATAATAAATTCTATTGTATCATTAATAATATTATTATATTTATCATATTCATTCTTTCCAATTATTTTAACAATCTGATTTTTAACAAAATCTTTTTTATCAACATCTTTTAATTTTTGTGCGTCTGCCATTAGGTCATATATTAATTTAATATCTAACATTTATATAAATGAGTAATAGTAAAAATTCCAGCACGGATGATTCAAGAGAAACAATGAAATGGAATGAAGAAGCAGAAAATTATTTATATGATATAAAAAAAGATTGTTATTATAAAATAAAAATATTAGAAAAAAAAATAAAAAAATATAAAAAATTATATTATATTGTAAATTTTCCTATTGTTATAATACCAATCCTGATTCCAATTATCAATCCCATATTAGGATTTTTATTCATTAGTATCTCTAGTGGTTGTATATCTGGATTATCCGCTATTAATATATGGATTAAAATAGAGAGAAAGATAGAGCAATTTAAAACATTTCAAAATAAATATTATGATTTAAATAATAAAATAGATGTGTTATTATTGAAAAATAAAAAATATAGACCAGCCGTAGAAATAACTATAGAACAAATTAAAAATTTATATGAAAATATAAATAATGATTTTAATAATTTATAAATATTAAAATTTTATAAATTTTAATATTTATAAATTAAATTAATTTATTTTATTTTATTATAATTTAGTAATAGTTAATTGAGCATAACCCCAAGTTAAAAATAATGGATTCGATGGACCACTGATTCCTGAAACTGTTCCAAATTGCGTATATTGTCGTAATTCTAGTGAATTCTGTGGAGCGGTTATAGAAATTCTCCAACTTCCGTGTAGTCTTTTTACGCCTTCGTTTATGTTTGCTGTTGTTACAATTCCTTCAGTGTCATTAACAACTTGACCTTCTAAAATTAATAAAAATTTGGTTACGCCTGTTTCGTGCGCAGTTGCAACGGCTTGTACATAATATTCTCCTGTAGGTAAATATATTTCTGGATTACTAAGAATAGAACCATTAATATTTCCTGTAGTAGTAGCCCATCCGTGTTGATACTGATCATTATTGCCTGAAGGAATAATACCGTTTGCTTTTGCGTATCTTATGATTGTTTGAGTACTACCCACATTTGTAGATGAAACTACACCAAGACTATCTATAGTTAAAAATCCTTGATTTAATGATAAGGCATCTACTTTACCACTATTATTATTAAATACTAATAAGCGTCCTTGTTTATTTTGATAATTTGCGCCTGTTAAATTTAAATTTCCATCGCTTCTAACTGAAACGCCTTTTCCACTAACATTTAATAGTTCAACTTCGCCTTCTGGAGTTAATTGTGAATTGCCTTGAAATCGAAAACCATTTATATTTAATAAAGAACCGTATATTGTTGCGTTTGATAATAAATTCATATTTTGTACGCCTTGAATAAATCCGTTATCATTTATACCAACAGTTGAATTTTTGATCAATTTTCCGGTTACTCCGTCAAATCGAACTATAGCCGAGTCAGAGGATATAGATGGTCCTACAACATCACCAGTTCCTGTCACTAATGATACAGGTTCTAAGGTGCCGTTTGAATCTGCTATACGAATATATTTTCCAGTTTTACTATTTGGACCATTTCCAGTATATTTATCACTTGTGAATTGTATTGATCCATCCATACCATCTAGAATCGTGATTCCTTTTCCATTTTGATTAACCAATTCTAAGTCGCTAGGACCAGCCGTTGTTCCTTGTATTTTATCACATATTATATCTCTACTATAAGTAGATAAAATTTTATTTGTCGGATTACCTATAGTATAAGATAAATTTGTGGATGGTATTAAATTAGATGCTAATTGTGAAGATGTATTTAATAAATTTGTTTTATCAGTTAATGTTTTTAATTCGCTATCTATCTGCGTATGTGTTTTATTTGTAGATATATCTGTTAGATCAGTATGATTTAAAACTACTACTCCTGATTTAGAATTAACGGATGAAACACCCCCTGAGGCTGGTTTCCATTCTGTTTTTTGTGTAGTATGATTATAAGATAAAAAATAGCCATCGTGTGTATTATTTTGTAATGAAGGAGGAGTGAAAGTATGTTGTTGATTAGAATCTTGTTTTATTCCTTGAGGACAAATGACTTCATTCGCGTGTATTTTCATCCAGCTTTTAAACGTGTTATCACATAATTTATTTAAACTCATTTTTAATATAATATAATATAATATATAAATATTTAATTATATATAATTAAATTTATTTTGTAGTATATATTATATTATATTAATGAGCTTAAACAAATTTTCGACTGCGACGTTAAATGAAAACAAAAAATGGTGTGAAATTAAATGTAATGATCTATATATTGGGGGCGAAAAAAATTTAGGTTTAAAAAGTTTTAATTTTATAAATCAAGGCATTACAATCACTGTTGAAACGTTACAACAAAATATATATCCAGTTTTATCAAATTTTGACGGAAATGCGAAATTTAAATTTACTATTGATTTTATAACATCTAATACACCACATAACAACTGCTCTATTAGTTTTCCAGTTCCATCCAGTTATATAATTAACGGTATAAATTATAATAATTACAATTGCAGAGCAACCGGGTATATAAGTGAATATCCAATAAATACAGGGATGAATCACGGATGGATTTCAAATGGAGTTTTCAATAACGATAACACGATATCGTGTATAGTTCATTACGCAAATATCGTAAATACGCAAATAATAATGAGAGCATATGTTGAAATTGATTTATATCCTAAATAAATATTAAACACCACATAATACTAATTTATTATTATTCAATTCAAAATTTAATTTAGAACTATTTATTATTTCTGTCGGTTTAAAAAATGATAATTCATTTATTTTTTTAATTGATTTATTTAAATCTTTTTTTGTTTTAATTTCTTTTTTCTTTTGTTTATTATTTTCATCATAATAATAAAATCTTATATAATCATCTGTTATAAACACTTTACTTTTATTTTCTACTTTGTATTGTGTATTACATTCTAAATTAAATTTAGACATATCTAAAAATGTCTTTTTATTTTTCTTCTTATCTTCATATATAATATTTTGTTGTTGGTATTTATCTATATTTCCTTTATAGATGATTTCATTTTTTTCTTTTGGTTTTTTTGTTGTATAATTTATTTTATTATCTTTTTTATATTTATAAATTGTTGTATTTTTTTGTTTATATTCTGTGCTTATATAATCATTATGATAATCATATTTATCATAAGTAATATCTATATTTTTTTTTATATGTATATTTTTATAATTTGTTGTTCTTGTTATTGCTGTATAAATAGTTTCAAATGTTATAAATGATGATTTATTATAAATGTCTAATATCGCATAATCAGTAGATATTTTTTGACCTTGAATTTTATGAATCGTTGAAACATAAAAAGGAAGAAAATTATTTAAAAAAGTATTAATATTTAATATATGTATATTACTATGTATATTTATTTTAATTTCATTTTCATTAATATCTAAAATATATCCTGTGTAATTATTATAAATATTTAGTTTTTTTAAAAAATTAGTCGTGCATATTATAGGCATATTAATACCTATTTTATATTTTTCAATATTATTATTATATTTAAATTTATATTCATTTTCATAATGATAATCACAACATTTTTTTGTATATAATTTTCTTGTTTCATTATATGAACAAATATAAAAAGGATATATTCTGTTTTCATCATAAGTTGATAATTCATTTAACGAATTTAAATTTTTTGTTTCAACAAATTTATTTATTATATTATATGTTTCTAAATCATATCTAGAGTTTTTATTAAATTCCTTATATTCTATATTAAAATATCGTCCTATGTATGAAATTAATAAATTATGATTTTCATTTTTATAATTTTCTATTTGTCGTAATTGTTTATCATCCCCAAGTAAAATAATATTATGATGATTTATTAAAAATCGTAAATATTTAGTATCTACCATAAATATTTCATCAACAACTATATGATCATATTTTAATAATTGTTTAACTGATGATTTATAATTATTTTTTGTTTGTTCAAAAAATGATTGTATCGTTTTAAATGTCAAATTATTTTTATTTAATTCTTTTGATTTACTTATTAAATTTTCATTTGATGAGTGTGTAGGAGATAAAAATAACGTATTTTTATTAGCATTTTTTATAGTTTCGTATGATTTTCCACTACCACCACACCCTAAAAATAATTTTTGATTATTGTATTTATGTTCATATTCTTTAAAAATAATAGGTTCATATCTATCCTCGAAAAATTCAACTCTTGAACATTCTTTTCTGTATATTCCTAAATCTTTAATTTTATCATTTGTTATATCATCATAATCAAAATCATCTCCATTATAATAAACACAATCTGTTTTTACAGCAATAATATCACCTTTTATTTTATCAATTAAATTAATTACTTCTAATATAGATAATGATAATGTCGCTCTATAAAAACTGCTTGTATTTTCATAATTATTCTGTTTTTTATATCTTTGTAAATAAAAATTATTATTTGATATTTCTGTTTTTATTTCATAATTATTATCTAATGAAGAATTTATTAAATATGTAAAATTTTCTATTGAATTACTATAAAAATTTTCTTTAGATTTTTTATTATATTTATTATTTAAAACACCATTTAACATATTATTTAATTTTTTGAAAATATCATTATCAAATTGGGATGTAATATCAATGAATTTTTTAAAATTATCTGGTTTATAATGCTTTTTAGTTGTTATTTTATATAGAATATCAGATTTTTTTATAATTTTTCTTTTCAATAATCTTTTTATAACATACGAATGTATAAAATAACCTCCAAAAAAAAGTTTTTTATATTCTACTTTTTTAATATAATATTCACCTAAAAGTATTTTTTCATTATTATAATAAGGTTCAACAATATGATGATAATCATATATAGGAATATAAAAATTTTTATCTTGAAAATTTTTATAATATATAGATGAATAATGCTTAGATATATCTACTGCTTTAACATTTAATGATTGAGTATGCGATATTGTTTTAATATTATCTATCATAGGCTTTGGTTCATAATTTGACAAATAATAAAATGATTGAGGATTATAATATGATGGTATTAATGATTTAATAGAATTTATTAATAATAATGATATTGACGCATATGACTGATTATTGAATTTTATATTTAAATTCAATTTTTCAAATGTGTTTTTTCTAGATTCATATTCATCATTTTTATATATTAAACAATCTATTGTAGGATGTTTAAAACAATTATCTGTGTAATATTCAATACCATAATTACTTTCATCTATTAAATTATCTCTATATTTAGAATAATTTTTATCTTCTTGTAATATATATTGAAATCCGTCTTTTAATTCTGTTTTTTCATTCATTAATATTTTATCATCATCATATACATTATTATTTGAAAATAATTTAAACGGCTGAGATGTATTATGCGTTATAAAATTTTGTATTTCCTTATTTGTAATAGGATATATATGATCGTTATTTATATAGAAAACAATGTTAAATGGCGATCTGGTGTTATTTGATTTTGTAATAAATTTTTTATAATCAACTGATAACAAATAATAATTTATATTATCATAATATGTATCCATAAATTTTACAAATTCATCTATATTTATTCCGTTTTTTACAATATCTCCTGTAATTTCATCTAATATTTTTTTTAAGTAATCATATTTAATAGGTTTTTTATAATGTCTTGATAATTCATCATAAAAATAATCTAAAAAACAATTATTTTTTATTGTGATATTATTACTAAATTTTTCTAATATTTTTAATTTAACATAATTAGTATCATATAATCTTTGTCTTCTCATATTATAATTTTGAGGGATAGAATATATATAACCTTCAATTCCTAATAGTCTATTATTAGATCTACCAAACATAGGATGTTTTATTATATTTGATAATTTATAATAAATTAAATTTCTCATTTCATCATCTGTTAAATTATCCTTTGCTTGAAAATAAAAATCAAATTTTCTTTTTTGAACCTTAGCTGTGATTATCGTATTTGAATTTTGTTTTGAATTATATGCGACTTGATAATTACCAGAAACAATATATTTTCTATGTCCTTGTAAATTATCAATATATTTTTTTCCTTTTGTATAAAATTGATTTTGATAATTTAAAGTATTATTTAATTTAAATTCGTGTAAATTAGAATATAAATTTGATTTTAAACCAATTCTGGGTGTTTTTGCTTTAAATTTTTCATTTACTTCCTTTCTTCTTTTTATTATTTCCATAAATATATATATATATATATTATTAAGATATTTTTTCTTTAAGTAATTTTAATATTTTTTTTTTCTATATAAAAATTTTTTTTCTATATATATTTTTTTTTTATTTATAAAAATTTTTTTCTATATATTTTTTTTATTTATAAAAATTGAATTTAATTGAATTGAAACGAAAATCAAATTGAAAAATTAAAAAAAAAATTAAATTT